AGCCGCGCCTTCCACTTCTCCATGTACTCGACCATCTCGGGATACGCTGCCCCGGTGTCGAGCCATACCACATATGTGGTATCCCAGCGCTCACGGTACAGGTACAGGCAGGCAAGGCTGTCCTTGCCGCCTGAAAACTGGATTGCCGTGTCGATCACAGGGCAGCCAGTGACGCGAGGATCGAGGCCGCAGAGGCAGCAGCGCCAAGCCCAGTCATCAGGCCAGAACCAGACGGCCCGGGGCCGGTCTGCGTGTTCGTCTGGCCGTACGGGGTGACGCCGAGAGCCTGCAACGGTATCTGCAACTGCTGAAGCGGAAACTGCTGCTGCTCGGTGTACGCCTGCCGCGCGGCATCGAGTTCCGCCTGCTGCTGCTGCTGGATGGCAGACTGGGCAGCCAGCGCGCCCGTAGCGCCGGTGAGGAAGGCTTCCTGTCCAGCGCCAGCAAGGCCACCGAGCGTCTGGGCTCCCGTGAGCCCAAGCTGCGCCCCGGTGATCCCAGCCGCCTGATTGAGACGGGCAGCCTCCATCTGACGGGCAATGTCGCCCTGCGCCGCAGTCTGCGCCTGAGCAAAGTTCTGAGCCATCAGGTTCGCCGCCAGCTGACCAGCCTGCTGCTGGGCAGCCGCGTTGACCACGGCTTCTTGAATAGCCTGCCGCGAGCCACCGAACGCCCGGGCTTTGATGGCGGCGTCTGACGCCTGATTGAGACCCATCAGCCGCTGCTGGTTGAGGGTATCCAGCGACGTTTGCAGCACGTTCTGCGTGTAGGGGTTCATGTACGGCGACAGATCAGACGAGGCCAGCTGACCAGCCTGCACCTGCGTCGGCTGATAGCCGCCAGCCTGCGCGGCCATCTGCTGCGCATAGGCAAAAGCCGGCTGCGCCATCGCATAGTTGTTGGCGATGGAGCCGATGGTGCTGATCTGCCCGGGCGTCATGGCAGCCACGCGCTGCCCTTCATACGGGCCTTGCAGGGCGCCAGAAACGTCATAGGCCGCCGCAAGATTGCGCTGACCTGCTTCCTGCACCCACTGCGGGATTTCGGTCTTGTTCACGACCGTCTGGGTTCCACCGCCACCGCTCATGTTAGTTCCCTCTGATATACGGTGTGGGTGGATCGCCACCCATACTCCGGGTTGAACTTTTCCCAGCCCTTTCGAGCCATCGCCTGCATGAAGTTGCACCCGTTTTTGCGGGCAAACTTCTCGACCTTCTTGTGCAACTTTAGCACAGCAGCCATTTCACCGGCAGCCAGAAAGATGTTCAGATACCGCTTCTGCGGACACTGGATGATTTCCGTGACCGCCATTCCACCGTCGTTCCAAAACAGCTGGAACCTGCCTTCTTCTAACCCGGCCACGATGTCATGCAAGGCATACGTGCCGCCGCCGTGTTCCAGCGCCGCCTCCAGACGGGCAATCATGTGTTCCCTGTCGATCAATACGGCGGCGCTCCCTGCTGACCGAGTGCGACCGATGTCGTCACAAGGTTGCCCGAGTTATCGACCGTCACCTTCCAGACGCCGCCATCTGGAGCCTGAAGGAGAACGCCATCAACGGCTTCCAGCCTGCCGATGCTCTGCCCCAGCACCCGCTCCAGCAGCGAGAAGGCGAACCGGAAATACTCGCGGTCGTAGCCACCGGGAGGAGTTGGCAGGTTGATAATCACCGGCCACCTCCGCCAATCATCTCCAACCGCATCTCACCGATAGACCACTCGCCGTCCTCGGTCGCAGCGATCTTCACGCGGAAGTCGCGACCTGTGACGCGCATGTCGGTGTAGCCAGACGGACGCGGGTTGTATGGGCCACTCGTCGTCTCAGCCGCTTCAGGCGTGAAGGACGAGAAGAAGGTCAACTGCGTGCTGTCGTAGCCATATCCGCTGTCAGTGATCGCCTGCCTGACGTGAGAGATGGAATTGCCATTCTGGATGTTCAGCGATCCAGTCTCAGCAAATCTGCCAGTGGTGATCGGCGTTCCTGCTGCCGTCCAGCCGTTCTCTTGCTGATAAATGTCGTTCACCTCGTCAGCAGCCAGCGGATACTGGAACACGCCAGAACCGCACGCAGCCGTGCGGGTCATGGTGTCGGTGATACCCCACCAGCCCTCGGCATAGTTGTAATAAACGCACTTGTTAGGAACCGTCGAACCCTGCGACGGATACCAGAACCACGCCTCAGGAAAGATGTTGTTCTCAGAGCCGTGCGTCCACAGCGAGCCGACCTGCGGATCAACGTCGTCGAACACGTAGGAACCGACATCGCAAGGCAGCGGGCGAACCGTGCCGCCGTCGTACAGGAAGAAGCTCTCACGGCCCATCCAGACGCACCGGCCAGAGAATGTTGCAAAGGCTTTCGGTGCGATAAGGCCGCAGCCGAAACCGATGCGCTCAATCTGATAGATGTACGGCAGGCCGATGTAGCGCATCAGCCACGCCTCGTCCTCCGTCCAGATCAGCGTGCCTTCGCGCACAGGGGCGCACATGGTGATCTTGTTCTGAGTATCTAGATCGAGATAACCAGCCGTGTTTGCCGGGTTCGCATAGTCCCAGTCAGAATAGTCTTCGCGCGACGACCAAGCCACGCGACGAGTATTGCCGCCAGCACCAATCAGAACACAGTGACGCTCTGGCGTAACGATGACGCCACGGTTGCTAGTCGGAGGCAGGTCTGCGGCGATTGATGTTGCAGTTCCGCCTGTTCCCGTCGTGTTCGTTCCAGCACTTACAAAAGTGAATGTCGTCAGCGATGGCGTGCTGGTAATCGTGTGTGTGCCGTTGAAACTGCCGACGCTGTTGCCAGCGATCACAATCTGATTGCCAGTTACAAAGCCATGATGGTTCACCGTCGTTACGGTCGCCACGTTTGACGTGCGAACGATGTTTACAACCGTCGCATAGCCGACCGGCTCTGCATACTGCTCGTCGTGGTTCCAGTGCAGCAGACGACCGTCTGACGAGGCAACCGCAAGGATGTCGCCGCCCCAGTTGTCGATGGTCCAAGAAAATGTCGGCAGGAAGCTCTGCGTAGGGTCGCGTGGGTACGTGGCGTCAGTGTCCTCGCCGTAATAGGTAGCACCATAGTTGCCGGTTCCGAACGCACCATAGACACCAACATCTGCGCCGACAAAATTGGGAGGCGTGATATCGGTGTAGGTCGCGCCAGTCAGCGCGTACAGTTTGTCTTCGCAGCCAATAGCTCCATAGACAGCGCCGTTTGTGCCTGCCCACGGGAAGATCGCTCGGATAGTGCTGTCGAGAGGCGTGCTAGTGATGCGCTGCCAGCCGCCAACCGGCAGCAGTTTGCCAGCACGCCAGCGGATCAGGTTGCCGTCCCAGTAGCGGCCTTTCACCTGCAACGGCGTTGCCGCCTTAACGATCCCCGGCGGAATGTTGACTGGCGCAAGAGGCATTACTTCTTACCTTCGCAGAAGCCCTCGCGGCGGGCATTGTTGATCTTCACTTCGGTGATCGTCTGCGGCGTATCCTTAGACGACCAAGATATGTCACGCCAAACAGCACAGGCGCTGTCAGTCCCTCCGATGGCCGTCGTCTTGAAGCAGCCGGTCAGGAGAAACAGCGGCAGCGTCGCCAGCAGCAATCGCGTCTTGGGTGCGTTTGAGAGCATCTGATGTCGCCTGCGCTTTGACTTCGTTAATGGCGTCGGAGCGGATTTTAACATAGACCCCGCCCAAAGCCACGATCACAAGACCGCCAATCAAGATATAGCGGCCCAATGGGGATAACAGCAACCCGATCATGCGGCCTCCTCGTCCAGTCTTTGCTTGCGGAACCACCAGATAGCCCCTGCCGCGACACAAATCACGACAAGGATCGCGACAGTGGTGTTCATTGCCGACAGGATGCTGCCGCCTTCCTTGACCAGCGGGATGACCTCCTGAACCAGCGCAATCGTGCCAAGGCCGCCAGCCGCCACCGCAGCGTTGGCTTCCTTTGACTGCGTGATGGACTTCGACGCCTTTGGCTGCTCTGGCGTCAGGCGAGCCTCCAGAATGTCCACAGGCTGCTCAGTATCCACACCACGCCACAGTTTAGCCTCTGCACGGCGGCGGCGGACAAGACCAGCAACCTCTTTCCCGCCTGCCTTCGTCCACTTCATAAGCTCGGCAGGAACGGCGTCAAACTTGCCCTCGTTCACCCGCTTCAGCAGCGTGGACTTCTTCAGGGCTCCAAGGCCGCAGTTGAAGGCAAAGGACACCAGAACGTCGAACTGATTTTGGCTGACATCGACCTCCAGCATCCGTTCGACGCCAAGTTCAAAAGCAGCCAAATCACGGGCAAGGATGGCCGCACTTTCGTTGGCGGTGATCGTCATGCCCTCCACGACTTTTGGCTCACCGGCTGCCGACGTATGCCCGACGCCAATCGTCCAGACGCCTGCGCTGCACTTGTACGCCTTCAGCCGCTCGCCCTCGAACTCACGGATGTGTCGGATGCCTGCTCCAGAAGTTCTCATGACTGCCTCAAGTGATTAGAACCGCAACAACAAATGCGACACCCATCAGGAAGAACGCTGCGACGATAACACAACCTAAAAGAATTAGGTCTTTCCGCATTTGTTCTTCTTCCCGACGGCGTTCCTCCTCCAGTATCCTCTGCTGTTTGCGGACCCGGATGATCTCCTTCTGCACCTCGTCCCAGCCCTTCAGACCGTACTTGGCGACGAACTCATTCTTGACCTGCTCGGCCCATTCCTCAGCCTGCTTGCGCTTCTGAATGATGTCGAAGGCTATTTCCTCAGCCGTCTGCTTGCTGAACAGCTTTGGCTTCGGAGGGTTCGCAGCAGCTTGTGTTAACTTGGCGACAGAGCCATACAGTTTGGCAACGTCACCGCACATACCTTGGATGTCTTTGCCGAACTTGATGCCCTGCTGGATCGCAGAATAGGCAGTCTTGGCCGCCCCGAAAATCAGAGCAATCGTGGCGGGGTCCATCGCTTAACCTTTTCTATTCGCTCTTGCTGATCGCTTTGAGCTGTCCTTTCGGCTTGGTTTCAACGACAGCCGCAACACGCGACAGCATGTCTATGGCGACTGGCAGCAGCGCACTATCAGCAGGCAGCCGTGCTGCTTGGCTGAGGAGGTTGCCGAACGCCTGCGCCAGTTCAGCAGTATGCGAGGCATACGTCGCCGAGGCAAATGTCAGGTCGTCATCGAAAATCTCGACAACTTCTTCAGCTTCAGCATTTGCCATGCTTGCCTCCAAGTCCGTGATTATTCCTTACTCCCGCCAGTCTTGATCCAGTCGTCTGTCACCGGCTCCAGAATATCGCTGTTTATCGCTTTCCCTGAGCGATATGGCTGCCGTCTTTTATACCCCGCCGACTGGTCTCGCTGATAGGCAAGAAGCTTGTCCTCCAACGCCCATATCCGCTTATGCAGCAAGACGATGTCATTACATGCCTTCGCCAGCGCCTCCTCTGGCGAGGACGACCGGAGCAGCAGGAAGTGCTTAACCTCGGATGCTAACGGGTCCATGTAACCCACTCCCTTGCCCCGTCCAGCGCCGGGTTATCTTCCAAATAGACTTCCATGCTCTGTACGATGCCGATGCTGCGCTCGACAAACCATAACGGCTGAGATGGAGGCGCAGGTGGAGCTCGCAAGGCTTTCGCCGCGAACTCGTCCCAGCCCTTTAGTGTACCAGCGACGATGATGCGACGCAGCATAATATGCTGGTGCCAGTGACCAAGCAGCAGGACATCGTAATGCCTGCCCATAGCTGACGCCTGCTTGCCGACCTTCATTTCGCCGCGCAGGATCGGCCCAAGGCTGCCGATGATGCCGTCGCCGCCCTTCACGCCCAGCATGTCTCCGTGCATGGCAAGGAACCGCAGGCCATATACCTTGTACGACACCTCATTACTGTCTGGAATGTCGAACGTGATCCGCTTGTCCTTGGCAAAGGTGCGAGCCAGCAGCTGATAGATCAGCCAGTCGAAGTTCTCAAACACGGTCCGCTTGAACTGCGGCTTCATGGTATTTCGGCCATGATTGCCGCTGGTGCAAGGAACATAGACCTTGCCAAACTCGTCGGCCATGACGCCAAGCGCCCATGCCAGCACGTCTCTCACGCGCAGGGCAGACGGGATCACTTCTTCCTCGTCAGTCTTTAGAAGCTCTGCGTGCAGCGCACCAGACACCATGTCGCCGAGAAGATTGATGACGATGCCGGGATAGTTTCCGGGTCCGTGCTGCTTGCACAGGTGGATCGTCTTCTCGACCAGCCGTTTCACCCGGCGCTCAAATATGGCCGTGTTGAACTCGTTCTGCCCGTTCGTCTCTGACAGGCTGACGACCTCACCGCAGTGCCAGTCGCTCCAAATCGTCATTGGAACATGGGAAGACTTTGTCGCTGATTTTTGCTCAATCAGCCAGTTCGGAGGTTCAACCGGAGCCCGAACGATACCTTGCAAGATTTCTCTGATCGCCTCGCCATCAATGGCGTCACGTTGCGCGTCGATCAGGAGACGTTTGAGATTGGTTATCTCGTCCTTTAGCCGCAGCGTCTCCCGCTGATCCACTGTGGATTTTTCTTCTATTTCTTTTGTAGGCGGCGGAACGTAGATCGACCAGTCTGGCTCTAACCCATGCAGCGACTTTGCCCGCATGAGCCGGTTGAACATGGTTCCGCTGGGCAGATTGAGCGAGCGTGCTGCAACGCCAACCGCCGTGATCTCGTGGCTTGCTCGATGTGCGTCCTGCGGCTTGTAGCCTTTTCTTAACGCATCATTGACTGCATCGACCGCCTGCTGTGCCAGCTTCTTGGATAGTGGTTTCGTGGGCATATAACGCCGCCATCGTTATGCCGTCCGATTATTTATCCTTCTTGCGAAAGATATTTTGCACGGTGTCTGTTTCGTAAATCCTGATCCCAGTCCAGATGATAGTGAATAAGGCCGCAACCGCTGGCAGGATGCCCGCCAGCGTGCCGACAACAGTCACGACCGACAAACCGTCGGCAATGTGCTTTACGGTTTCGTCGGTGTGTCCAGTCATCTCAGTCCTCGTATTGCCCGACGTGACCACCCATCTTTTTGACGATGTTCACGATACGCGAATTGTCTTCTAACGCGATTATTTCATGCGGTTCGCCAGCACGAAAGTCGATGATCTGGCCTGCGCTGGCTTCCTTTTCCCAGTCGTGCGAGCGAGCCATTATACGACCGCGCGCAACGATGGTTATGTGAACATTGTCATCCGTGTGGTTGTGCTTTGGCAGGACATCACCCGCGACATCGAAGTCGTAGATGGTGCCCTGCAAGTCGCCCAACGGAGGAAGGCGGTTAGCCGATAACATTCGGAGCCGTACCCGGTGCCTGCAATTCCTCACGCACGACAGGGACTTCAACGGGGGCGACAAACTTGGAGCCGTCCCACGTGTCGCCCATGTTACCGTCGTGCTGCGGCGCGAACTCATGCCCATCCGGCAATGACCATTCAACACCATCTTCAAGAAGGATTACATTCACCACGACCTTCGTGGCGCTGTCCAAGATGCACTTGTAGCCCATGCGTCACCTATTAAGCCGGGAAGACAGTGATAATGACCTGACCAGCGCCACCAGCGCCAGAGTTTGCGCTCAGGCAGCCACCGCCACCACCACCGGGTTGAGATCCAGCCGTAGCGTTTGTCGATGTCGCCGCTGCGCCGCCACTGCCGCCGAAGGAACTTGTGCCGCCAGCGCCAGCGTCCGATCCTACGCCGCCACCGCCACCGCCGCCCCAAACACTATTCCCGCCCGGTCTTCCGTTATCTGGGTCTCCGCAATTTGCTCGGCAAAGCCCCCCGCCGCCGCCCTTCCTAAGAGCACCAGTCCCATATGCGTACCAGTCAGCCGACGAAAACTGCCCACCAGTCCCTTCTGGAACTGCGTAATATGTTCTTTGAACAGCGTTAAGGCCGGGGCCTCCAGCCATATCTCTTGTAGATGTGATGGCTGGGTTAGTGGACGCGCCTCCAGCAGACGTTTGCCCTCCCCCGCCGCCGCCGTAGTCATCATTGCCGCCAGCGCCGCCGTAAGCGGAAATTAGCGATCCGACAGACGTCGTGCCACCACCGTTTCCGATGCCGTCAGTTGTGCGAGCGGTCCCACCCGCGCCAATCGTCACAGTCTCTGTCGAGCCCATAGCAGACAGCGTGATCCAACGCTCGTTGTAGCCACCGCCGCCACCGCCACCAGCGCGCGTTGGATACCGTCCGCCAGATGCGCCGCCACCCCATGCCTGAATGAGAACGCGCGAGCCAGCCGCATATCCAGAAGGCTTCGTCCATGTGCCTGAAGACGTAAACGTCTGCACGTTGATCGAACCACCACCGGCAGGAGTTGCAGATGTCCACGTCGTGCCGTTTGAAGTAAGGACGTTGCCAGACGCACCCGGCGCAACCACCTGAACAGCCGACGTGCCGTTGCCGAGGATCACGTTGTTGGCCGTCAGAGACGTTGCGCCCGTGCCGCCGTTGGCGACAGGAAGGGTGCCAGTCACGCCAGTCGAAAGCGGAAGCCCGGTGACATTCGTCATCACGCCAGACGCAGGCGTACCAAGCGCGGGCGTCGTCAGCGTCGGGCTCGTCAGCGTTTTGTTTGTCAACGTCTGCGTGCTGTTGGTGTCCACCATCGTCTTACGAGAGGAGCCATCGCCAACAGTCAGAAGGTTGTCGTCGCTATCCCAGACCATCGAACCATCGGTCGTCTGGGCCGGGGAGGCAGAGGTCGGGACGACAAGGGTTCCGGTGACATTGGCGGTGCCAGCCACCGTCAGCGTCTTGCCCGCTCCGACGTTCAGGCCGACAGACGTGCCATTGCCAGCCGCATTAAACACGCCGTCGATGCTGTCTAGGTCGGTGTTGAGCTTGCCGCCCCACGTATCACGGGAAGCGCCGACTTCAGGCTTCGTGAGCGAAAGGTTAGTTGTGTATGTATCAGGCACGCTCGCCTCCTACTGAACTGTCCAAGTTTCGGATGAAACGGTTTGCGGTGTCCACGTCGCAGCGGTTGAGGATTGATTTGTCCAACTCTCTGCCGCCACCGTCTCCTTCTCCCACAGATAGCGCCCGTTGGCCGTCATGTTTGAGGTGATGGTCGCCGTCGCGGAAACGAAGAAGTCGATGCCCGCAGCAGCAGCCATATCGCTCTGAACTGTTATCAGTTCTACAGCAGAATAGGTCGCATTTCCAGCAGCGGTCGCGTTCGACGCAATGGCTATCGTAACGGATGCAGGAGAGATTGCAGATGCCGCAAACGTGGCCCCGCTTGAGCATGGGATCGTCACGTTTCCGAGGATGACCACATATGCCGCAGCCGACATATCGGACGAGGCTGCAATCGTGGCAGAAACGGATCGGATTGCTGTGGCAGCAGCAGACGCACCAGACTGGCAAGAGATGACAACTGATGCCGTCTTGTATCGTGTAGCCGAAGCAGTGGCGTCAGATGTGCTTGAACCAGCCGCAGAAGCGGTCACGACAATCTGACCAGCAGCCGTCATGTCAGACTGGCTTGTGGCCGCAGCAGAGACTGTTCTTGTTACAGAAGCCGCCGCTGTGGCGTCAGATGTGATCTCAATGAGGCACGCGGCGTCTATGGTGACGGATGTGCCATATGCTCCGTCACCATAGTCATATTCGCCATATGCGCGCCCGATAGCCATCAGTCGAGCGTGATGTCGATTTCGCCGGTGTTAAACCGCAGCACGTCGCCGGTGTCGATGGTCTTACTGGTCGTCAGGTTGGCAAAGGCGATCAGATTGCCAGAGGTCGAGGCATCGAAGATGCCAGCCGCGACAATCGTGCCCCAAGAACCAGACGCCTCAGCGAACTCGACCGCAGAGGAGTTAGAAGCAGTCGTCGGTGCGGTGCCTGAGACAGTGAACGTGGCAGACACGCGGGCATAGGAGCCGCCAGACACCTCAGTGCCGCCGCCAGCTTCACCGGGAGCCACAGTGTACAGTGCTACGTACCACGAGGTTGGGCGGGTCGCCGAGGCCGTCGTGAACAGCCAGTCGAGAACAAGGTCTTCAGCGTAGTTAGTTAAACCGGCCATTAGTAAGCCCTCCGAGTGCGAGCGATAAGCGGCGAACCGCTGTGCAGTGATTTCTGGCTTTCATCTATCAGCGCCTGCGTGCGCGTCAGATAAATCTGGGCGAAGACCGGGATGCGCTGGTCGTCCATCAGGAACGGTGCAGCATGGGTCAGGGCGCCGTAGAGGTAAACGTCGGGAGCCTTCGTCAGCAGCCAGTTCGTCGTGTTCTGATCCGACAACGCCGGGATTTTGGCGTAGTAGATCATCTCGATGTCGATGTCTTCGGCGGGAGCAGGCACGATCTCAATCGCACCGTTCATCAGCGAATAGTAGTGCGGGCCGACATAAATCTGATCTTTGTTGACGATGTCGGCCTCGTCCAGCGTGATGTAGCGAAGCGGCTGCTGACCGCCGACGATGTGGAGGTTGATGGCCTCCAGCCAGTCGGCAGGCAGCTGGACGTACTCGGCGCTGGAGGTCGCCTCGGCGCGCACGATCTGCTCGCGGCAGCGCAGGCGGGTGTTCATATCAGCCTCTGCAAACTGGATGAACGTCTCGATCTGAGAAGTCAGATCAGCACGGTTCAAGTAGTCCGCAATGGTGGACTTAAGCGTCGAGTAATTGGTGATCGTCGCCATCAGCTCTTGATCCAGTGCGTGCGGAACGGCGCGGCTTCCTCGGACGCCAGCCATTTCCGCAGTTCAGTTCGGTCGCCAAGAATACCCCGTTTCCGCAGGTCAAGATAGACCATCATCGGCAGAGACGCGACCTTCACCATGCCGTCTGGAACCTTCTCGGTCCTGCTGATGGAGTTGCGTTCTTCCTTCGCAGCCTCGGCAATCGGGTCGATCTCATAGCTGGTTTCAAGCACCAGCTTGTTGTCGGTCGTCAGGTGCATTTTCTGCAGCGTCCCAGTCAGACTGTCATACGAGATGACCTCCGACGAGTTCTGCTTGATGTCATAGTCAGCCATTGGTTCCCCCGAAGAAGGAGGAGCCGGGTTGCCCCGGCTCCCTTATCATCACGAAGCGATGATGTTGGCGATGACGGCGTGAGCCTTCTCGCTCTTGATGCGGAGGCCGTATTCCACGACCATTTCCGCCTTCGTGCTGTCGCCGGTGACGGCGAGGTCGAAGGTCTGGAAGGGACGCAGGTACGACACGGACGCATATTCCGGGTCCAGCACGAAGGCAAAGTTGCCCGGGCTGAAGCGGTTCGGAACGATGGACACCTCGCCGAAGTCGCCGAGGTAGATGTCGGCGGTGGCGATGATTTTCATCGGCTGCGCGGAGGTGTAGTTCATGCGCTGCTGGGCAAGGCCAGCAAAGCCAGACGCCACCGTCTTGTTGTAGGCGTTCACCATGAACACCTTCGGATCGCCGCCCTGCGTCCAGACCTGCTGAATAGCGGTCTTGAGCATGGTTTCGGTCAGCGCCACGTCGGTCGAGGTCGAAAGGCTCGTCCACGCCGTCGAGGGATAGCCGTTGCCAGAAGCGCCCGACATCGAGGAAACGGTCGCGCCGTTCGCCTGCGAGTTGGTGATCAGCCACGTCGGGAGACCAGCGGTCTTGCGAGCCGTGGAGTTGTTGCCCGCCACGCCAGCTTGGTTGCTGGTGAGGATGGCTTCCATGTCGCGCTTCAGTTCCTTCGCAGCCTTGGCCTTCTGATAAGCCATCTGCGAGGTCATGCCAGCGTTGTTCACCTTGTTGTCGGTGTTCGACACGCTGATGACCTTGCGGCTGATCTGCGTGTAGTTGGCGACACGGACAGTCGCGGTGAACTCGGCGTTGCCAGCGTCAGCGCCTTCGATCACAGCGTTGGTCGTGTCAGCCGAAGCCAGCACGTCCGTCTGCCACTCAAAGTAGGTGTTCTCGCAGGTGTCACGACCGATGTTCGACATGAACGGCGTGTCGGTGGGCGAAATGTCATAGATGACATTCGAGAGGTCTTCGCGGATGGAATTGACGCCATCGTACGTCGTAACTTTGGAAACGCTCGCCATTTTACTTTCTCCGAGAGTCTAGAAGACTGAAGTAAGCAGCCGCGTCGTTGACGTGGCCGGTTGCTTTGAGACGCTGTTGTACTCGCTGCACATCATTGCCCCGCATAGGAGTGCTGGTGTTTGCGCCCCCTCGCATCGGCTTCGGTCCTTCCTGTTTCACAGGCTTGGGACGGTTGCTTTGCAAGGCATCATATCGTCTCGCTTTTTCAAGGATGACGACATAACGAGGATCGTACACCTGCCCGAGTTCTTCGTCGGTGAAGCCCTGCTTCACGCCATATGAACGAAGCTCCCTCGTAGCAGTTTGACGCTTCTCTGGGTCTGCCCACTCTTTGAAGGTCTGGGCAAGATACTTGCCCCCTTCTTCAACCAGCTTCTGTCTCGCGGCCATTTCCTGCTCTTGTTGGGCCTGCTGGAGGCGCGCCTGCTCATACCTCATGGCATTGAGCTTCTCTTGGCGATCTCTCCATTGGTCACGCAAGATCGGATAATTGATCGGGTCGTCTCGATGAATTGCTGCCCAATCTGGCTCAACTTCAACCTGCGATTGCAGGATCGGTATCGCCACATCAAGAGCCTGTTTCATCTGCGCCCGTTCAAGATCGAGCCGCTGCTTCTCCTCTTTGATGGCTACAATGTTACGCGAATAATCGGACTGCCTCTGGTAGCCTTCGACAGCCTCTCGCAACGGAACCTGCATCGTCTTGCCGTCAATCTTGACGGTTACTAGCGTGTTCAGGTCGAGCGGCTTCTCTTTGCCACCTTCGTCGTCCGCGACATCCTCGGCCTCACCTTCATCTTCGGAACCGTTTTGCGGTGTCCCATCCTCAGATGTAGGCGTCTCGTCGGCTTCGTACGCCGCCGCCTCTGTCTCATCGACTTCGGCATCTGCTGCATCCGGTTTAACAGGTTCGGCTTGGGCATTTGAGCCTTCCGAGAGTGCTGTGATCCTACGTGCAGCATCCGCAAGGCCGATTTCGCTGGACTGCGACTGCTCGGCTTCAGACATAATTTACCTCATTTCAGTTCCGCTTCAAGCGGCGGTTGAACTGCACGACATCAGGCGTGGCGGCGATGGCCGTCAATTCGTCCCTAAGTGCAGTTATGGCGCGCACCATGTGGTACGCGTCATCTCGTTTCTGACTGTCGCCGGGTTCCGACAGCTTCCAGTCAGCTGTGTATCTTTCCTCCATGATCCGCATGACCTCGCGGAACGACGCGCTGCCAGCAAACGCCTTGGCCTCGCGCCACAGTTCTTCCTGCTCAAAGGTGGACATTTACTGCATCCCCGGGGGTATGGGAGGCATCGGCATCATGGGAGCCGGTGCAGCAGGAGACGGCGGGGGTTCAGGCGGCGGGGCGTATGCCTGCGCCATCTTGAACATCTCCTGTATCTCCGTCCGCTGCTTGTCGATCTCGCCACGGATGGCAGCGATGTCGATCTGCGCCCCGTACTTTGCCTGTATCTCGGCAGCCTTGAGCAGACTGTCGGCCACCAACTTGTCGCGCTGGAGGTCGGCATCCGCAGCCGCCTTCTGGCGATCCAGTTCCTGCTTGGCGGCGCTGATGACGATGTCGGCCTTGATCTTCTCGGCCTCTACCTGCGCGATGATCTGCGCCGGGTCTGGCTTGTTCGCCCCCGCCGCCATTTGCTGCATGAACGCCTGCACTTCCTGCGGATTGGTTTCTTTCCAGAAGGCAGCCGGGTCCATGAAGCCCTGTAACGTCGTCATCTGAGCGAGCGTGTTGCGGAACTGCGCCAGATCGACCAGCGGGTTGTTCGGGCCATACTTCTCAATGGCCTGCTGCTGCATCTGGGCGATCTGCTGGAGACCCATCAGACGCATCTCGTCAGACCCGCGACCGAGCGCGATGTTGACGACCATGTCCATCGAGGCGTCCCAGCCGCGCGGGTCAACAGGAACGAACTGGTTGCGAAGGCGCATGATCTTCGCCTTGTCCTGATGCTGGACGACCAGTTGCAGGAGACCTTGGAAGCAGGTCTTGAGGCCGTCAGCGAACAGGCGGGCGATCATCTCAATGCGATCCTGCGACGCCGTCAGCTGCGCCTGCACTGCCGCACGGGTCGTAGACTGCAACACGTCAGCGTCCAGACCCTGCGACGTGCGGGAGATGCCGGTGCGCTGCGTTTTCACCTCGTCCAGATACGCCATGACGCCAAGAGCCTGCTGGCCGACGAAAGGCGTGGAGAACGGGACCACGGAACCCGGGTTGCGGGCGCGGATGATGGCTCCCGTCTCGTTGTTCAGCACGTCGTCGATATTGACCTGTCCCTCAACTACCAGCGTGCGCGGGTGGATCGACTGGGCAAGGCTGTCCAGCGTGTTGCGCATGATGGACGACTTGATGAGCTGCAAGTCCATCGTCTGATCGGCGATAGACTGCCCGAAGATCGTGTGCGGCGTCGGATCAGGCGACAGAATGGAGAACGGAGCAGCCTGCACCACCTCGTCATGCAGAATGTACGCGCCGTTGCCAATCGTGCAGACGCGGTGCAGCTCGGCGATGCCGTCTCCATCCTTGTCAACGCGGATATAGCTTTCGACATAGAACACTTTGTCCGTCGTCTCGTCTGCCGTCTGCGTGACGCCGAAGAATGACTGGTCTGCCGGGTTGCGAACGATGACTTCTTGGTTCATCTCGAACCCGCCAGTGCCAGCGTTCATCTCGATCACGTCGCGGTCGTATCCCATCGCCACAAGATCGGAGATGGTCATCAGACGGCGTCGGCCAACGTAGATCGCGTCGGCAATGCTCATCGCCTCGTTGTCGATGAGGAACTGTTCAGGCGGAACGCACTCGACAATGTAGCGAGGCGTGCGCTTGATGCGGCGAATGGACATCGAGACAACCTGCTCGCCAGTCAGCAAGTCGGTTTCCTCGTTGTACATATCGACTTCGACATCCTTGTCCTGCGCGATCAGGCTCGCTTCAGCGACAGAGAGGCCGGTGTAGTTGAAATACTGGACGCTCTCGTCGTCCAGCTTGTACCAGTTCAAGATGCCGGTCTTCAGGATCAGGGCGTCCTTGATGGCATCGTGCAGAATACGGAACCCGGAGTTCTCCTGCATGAAGATGTAGTTGACGAGGTCGGTCGCCTGCTCGGCAGCGGCCACGTCTTCAGCGTTCTTCGGGACAAACTCCAAAATCTTGTCGCCGCCCGTAAAAATGCGCAGCAGAGACGGCAGCATCGCCAGAACGGTGTCCCGCACCTCAGTCATCACGACTTGAGAGCGGCCATCTTCCTCGTTTCCGAACAGGTTGCCGAGGTAATACGACATCGCCTGCTCACGCTCAGGCGCAATATAGCTGTCGATGTACGTCTGGCTGTCCTCAATCGCCTGATAGACGATATATCGGAACTCCTCGTCGCTCATGGGCTCGGTGTCAGGCGTCAAATAGCCTGTTTCGGAGTTGTAGGCGCTGTTCGCCACCCCGTCAGCCGAGATAGGGATCAGGTCAGGGTTGTATCTGCCGGGAGTGATGCCACTAGTCGCCATTGCCTGCCCCTTTTCTTACCCGCCACCACTGCCAGCCCCGATGCGTGCCGCTTTCATGGCTCGGGAAAAAACTTTCCACTGCCCTTTTTACACCAACCATAGGCAGATCGTCACCGCCGATCACTCCACCGGGGCGCACCTTCGGCCACCAAGCGACAATGTCGGCCAGAACCTCGTCGTATTCGTGCCCCGCGTCGATCCAGACGAAGTCCACGCTGTTATCTTCGAACAAGTCAGCCGCTTTTGCGCTGTCGAGCCTGTGGATCATAACATCCACGTCTGGAACGCGGCCAATGTTGGCCTTGAAGACCTCAAAGACGTCTTTCAGCTGCGGATCACGGCGATGTGCGTCCTCATTCGACCCGCCCCAGTGGTCGATGAAGTGCATTTCGATCATTTTGCCGCTGTTCAGCACCTCGACAGCCAGAAAACAGGCTGACCTGCCCTTCCAGCAGCCTAATTCCACGAAAACAGCACCGTCAGACGCCTCACGGACAGCCTGACGGTACGCTTCCTCAAAGCAAAACCAGCCCTGAACCTCCTCGAAGAAGTGGTTCATTTCTTCTTCTTGGACATGCCAGCTTCAGACAGGGCAATCGCGATGGCCTGCTTGCGGCTTTTCACCTTCGGAGCCTTTGCCGGTCCCTTCGGGTTTACGCCAGCGTTCAGCGTGCCGCGCTTGTACTCGCCCATCACCTTCGCAATCTTGGATTTACCGCCGCCCTTTTTCATTCTGCTGCCTCCTTCTTCGCGTTCTGCGCATCCATCTCGTCTTCTGTATGATTGTGGTGGAAGTCGAGCGATCCCGTATGGCCGATCAGCTGCGACGTATCATGATCAATCCAGATGTCGAACCCAGCCTTGCGAGCGAGTTCGCAGAAGAACATGTCCTCTCCCGCCCACATCTTCGCAGACGGCAGATAGTGTATCTGGAACCACGGATAACCGAGCTTCTTGAACACGTCGGCGCGGATCAACATTGCTCCCATGCCGACCGCTGCCACCTGCTCCAATCCGGTCTTGCCGAGCGAATACACGTAATCCAAGCCAGACCAGTCCTTGAAGGCCACCGTCTTCACCGGCAGCCGCCGGGTGGCGTAGTTGCAGGCTACAATGTCCCTGTCATGCGCCATAAGCCGGTCAACAAGGTCTATCGGGAACCGCATGTCGCTGTCGAGGAACAGCACCCAGTCTGCATTGGCGCGCAGGGCCATCTCGACCAGCTTGCAACGCTGATCTGCGATCAAGGTTCCCTGCAAGAAGTGCAGATTGAAGGCCGATCCTTCAGGTGCATTGGCGTACCAGCGCGCAGACATACGCGCCAAGTCATACGCGAAACCCGTGTTGACGGTGTCCCGCGCTGGTACGCAGACGGAAAGATTAATACCCTTCGTCATACTCACCTTCTTCACCGGCTTCCTCGCCTTCCTCGTACTCCTCGTCTTCCTCGCCCTCATCCTTAATCGGGCCACCGACGATCCACGCGGCGCAAGTGCGATTGGCGGCGCACTTGAAGTCGAAGATTTCACAGAAGCCAAGGTCGCCTGCGTCCACGACTTCCATCGCGTCCTGCATACGATCAGGCGACAGGCCATCCTCGATGCACTTGAGCATCTTGGCGGTCTGGTTGAACGCAGCGCAGTTGCCGCAGCGCATCTTCTTGGCGTTCTCAGGCGTCTCGTCCCACCGATCAGCCATGCGCTGCCAGTAGTCACGGTTTGGCAGGTTCGGGTCCATCGGGCCATAGTCAGCCTTGTCGATGGCCTTGCCCCTGTTCTTCAGGTTCAGCGTGAGGTCGCCAGTGGCAGCTGGGCAAGCATCGCCGCCCTCGCCGCCTTCCATCATTTCTTCATCCATGACCAGTCCTCACTTGAAGCCGACGAGGAGGGTCGCCGTCGTGGCGGCCATAACCTTCTGCGTGCGGATCGGAAGGATCGTGCCAACAGGAACAGCGCTGAACGTGACGTTCGTGCCGTCCTCCGTCACAACAGTCACAGCGCCAGTGCCGCCGACATAGATGCCAGAGAAGGCATTTGTTTCAGTGTCGGACTTGGTGATCGCAACAGCGTCGCCCCAAGTGCGGCCATTCGCAAGAAAACTAGCCATGCTTCACTCCTACTTCTTCTTGCGCCCTGCGCGCATGTTGTCGATCAGGTTGGGATAAGGACGACCGGCAGCCTTCGCCATCGCCTTCGCAGACGCCTTCTGCTTAGGCGTCAGCTTCTTGTCACCCTTGGTCGGGTCTTTCGTTTTCCAGACGGGCTTCTTCACTTGCTGCCCTTTCCCTTATTTCGCGCGGAGATAGTTTTGGCCTTGGCCTTCGCATCCGCTTTAGAACTCGCACCCCACGCTTGCAACGAAAGAAGTAAACGTGTTGGCTTTCCTTTTTCATCGCGCTCAGGCCCCGGCATGTTGCCCATGCGAGCAAGAAAACTTGCTCTCCGAGGATTATCGCCCGACTTCACCGGAGGCTTCAAGTTCATCCCTTCAGCCTTCGCAGACGCGCGGCCCTTGGCATTGAGGCCGCCTTTTGGATTTTTGCCTTCTTTGCGTTGCCAAGCAGACGTTTTAAGTGACATCGACTTCATTCCTTGAAAGCATCTTTGCAAACATAACAACATCTTCGTGAGAAAACTCACCCTTACAGACATTGTACATGTAAACAACTACTTGAACGTTCTCTTTTAGGTATGGGCCTGAACTGTCAATTCTGTCCAAAGAAGGAACCCATGGATTACATGCATGAATGTCAGACCGCCTCGTTTGGAGGTCAAATGGGATTCCTGTGGCCTCACAAAAACCAGCCAGAACCTTTTCCTCAATCCACTCAGATGTAAAGTCTGGAGACGGCCATCCGTTTGCTTTAGCTCTTTTTTGAGCGTTCCCATAAAGGCGTTGGCAACGAATTTTTAACGCATTATTTTTGTCCCATTCACTTTTGGAGCATGCGTTACAAGTTCCTGCTTTTCCCTTTCCAAACTTAACGACATTTGCATCTTCCCCGCAGGAAAGACACTTACCATTCCAATTAGAAATTTTATAAGAACGCATCATCTAGTT